GATCGAATGGGAAGATCTTATGTATAGAAAGTACACACCTGACTTCTTACTTCCCAACGGTGTTATAGTAGAGACTAAGGGTTTATTTACTTCACAAGATAGACGCAAGCACTTACTTATCAAGCAGCAACATCCTATGCTTGATGTAAGGTTTGTATTTGAAAGGGCAGATAGGAAGCTAAGTAAAGTATCTAAAAGTACGTATGCGTCATGGTGTGAGAAGAATGGTTTTCAGTATGCAGTTAAGTATGTCCCACTAGAGTGGGCAGAAGAATCACCCAAGAGTTATTTCCCAGAGAAACTAATTGTCTTTAAGGATAAAAAGCAAAATGAATCCTGATAATGTATTTAATGATGATGATGTAGCACTTGTCCTGAGTCCTAACTTTGAGAAGGACGGTACATGGACAGGAACACTAGATCTTAATATTGCTATCATGCCTGTAGATAAAGGCTCAGAAGAATCAATAGGTGCTATTGAAGAACTCACTAATATGATGATCACATGCTTTCGTTTGATCACTGAAGACGAAGAGTTCCATCATCAAGTGATGAAGGCAATGATTGAATACGTAGATCGTGGGGAGCTACTGGATCAAGATAAGTTAGATGAAGTAGAGCAGATGATTGGATCATCAGATAATGTGTATAAGCTTAGTGCTTGGACTAAGACTAGGGGGAATGCATAATGTCGGACATGGTTAATCACCCTGCCCATTACAACATGGGCCAGTATGAAACAATTGATATTATTGTGGATACACTAGGGACTGATGGTGCTATTGCATACTGCCGTGGTAATGTACTAAAGTACACCATTCGTATGATGCACAAGAACAGACCTTTAGAAGATGCTAGAAAGGCACAATGGTATCTGAATAAAACAATTGAATTGATGGGGGCATTAAAGCCTAATGAGTCTTTGGGGGCATTGAAGCAATGAAACAACTCAAGTTATTTGATGATATCGAAGATGTGCAAGATAGTACTGTTTATGCAGACGTAAGCTTTGTAGTTTCTTTTGATAAAAAAGAAATGCCTACTGTATATACAGACATACTATATCTGGAAGATGAAATAAAAGATGCCATCATCAATGCCATGCATGACATAGGTGCAACAAAGACTGACGATATCATCATTAACATTGAGGGCTTAGAATGAAAGAATCATTGACGGACTATCACGGTATACAGATTGATATCTCACGTGATAGGCTACTATCTGAACAGGCTATGCAGCTATTACAAGACTACTATATGCTCCCAGGTGAGAGTAGTCCACAAGAGGCATATGCTCGTGCTGCACTAGCTTACTGCAACCATAACAAACCTTTTGCACAACGTATCTATGACTACGCATCTAAGGGTTGGTTCATGTTTGCTAGTCCTGTACTTAGCAATGCGCCACGAGTAGGTGAATACTTTAAGGCTTTACCTATCTCATGTTTCCTTACATACATAGGTGACAACCTAACTTCCCTTGTAGATCACAATGCAGAAGTTGCATGGCTATCAGTGAAAGGTGGGGGTGTAGGTGGGCATTGGTCAGATGTTCGTGGTGTCAGTGATAAAGCACCTGGGCCTATACCTTTTATGAAAGTTGTAGACAGTCAAATGACTGCATACAAACAAGGAAAGACAAGGAAAGGTAGCTATGCTGCGTATTTGGATATTAGTCACCCTGACATTGTTGAGTTTATTAACTTTAAAGTACCCACTGGCGGTGACATCAATCGAAAATGCTTCAATCTATTTAACGCAGTCAATGTCACTGACAAGTTTATGGAAGCAGTAGAGAAGGATCTTGAGTGGCACTTGATTGATCCTGCCAATAAAGATGTACGTGGGACAATAAAGGCTAGGGATCTGTGGCAACGTATCCTTGAAGCTAGATTCCGTACAGGAAGTCCTTATATCAACTTCATTGACGAAGCTAATAGGCAGCTTAATCCCAAGCAACGTGAGATGGGACTAAAAGTACACGGCAGTAATCTGTGTAATGAGATTCACTTAGCTACAAGTGAAGATCGTACTGCAGTATGTTGCCTTTCTTCTGTGAACTTAGAGAAGTTTGATGACTGGGTAGATACAGATATGGTCTATGACCTAACTGTTTTCTTGGACAATGTATTACAAGCATTCATCGACAATGCACCACGTGAGATTCATAAAGCTATCCGTAGCGCAGAAGCAGAGAGATCTTTGGGTTTAGGTGCTATGGGTTTCCATGGTTACCTACAAAGCAAGGGTATTCCATTTGAAGGGTTGTCAGCTAAGATTGCAAACATTAAAATGTTTAAGCACATTAAAGCACAGGCAACTAAAGCTACACAAACTATGGCACGTACAAGAGGTGAACCAGATGATCTCATTGGTACAGGCACTCGCAATGCACATCTTATTGCTGTTGCTCCAAATGCTAATAGTAGTATTATTTGTGGTTGCTCTGCTTCCATTGAGCCTATTAAGTCTAACGCATATGTGCATCGAACTCGTGCAGGATCGCATCTTGTCAAGAACGTCTACCTACAAAAGATCTTATATTCCATGGGCAAGGATACGCAAGAGACATGGCAATCGATCATCATGAATGAAGGCTCTGTGCAGCACTTAGACTTCTTAGATAAAACAACTAAGGATATCTACAAGACTGCATTTGAACTGGATCAGATGTGGGTCATTGAACATGCCACAGATAGACAGCAGTACATATGTCAGGGACAGTCATTAAATTTATTCTTCCCTGCAGGTAGCCCCAAGTCTTATGTTAATGCAGTACACTTACGAGCTTGGAAATCTAAACTCAAAGGTTTGTATTACCTACGTACTAGTGCAGGTGTACAAGCTGATAAGATCGGTTTAAAGATCGAAAGGAACGCATTACAAGATGCTGAAGAATGCCTTAGCTGCCACGGATAAGAGTGATAGTGATGAGTAAAAGGAAACGCTTTGATAAAAAGCTATTCACAGAGAATGACTCACCTGCTAGAATTGCTGGAGTTAGGTACTGGAGTGCATTAGGTTACATAGCAGCACCTAACTATGATCAGTATGGGCCAGACTTAATAGTGATTACAGACAGTGAAAGATTCTATAGTGAAGTTGAGATTAAAAGGGTATGGTCAGGAGAGGCTTTTCAGTACGATACCCTACAAATACCTGAAAGGAAGCGTAAGTTTGTCGGACTTGATTTACCGTGTACTTTCATGGTATTTAATAACGAACAGACCTATGCATTTCTCTGTGAGGGTGATACACTTATTACTTCCCCCTTAGTGGAAGTTCCTAATAAGTATGTACATGCAGGTGAGATGTTCTATCAAGTGCCTGTTAGTAAGCTTAAGCTAGTGAGGGTTCCTGTACAATGAATAAAGATGCTATCATTAATCAACTTGAGAGGATCTATGCTAACCTAGTAGCATTAGGTACATATTATTTCCATGAGTATTGTGAATACAATAATAAGTATAGTGCTACTGATAATATAGACACAGTAGAGTTTGGCTTGTGGGATGCAGAGCTAAGGATTAAAGAGATTATTAAACTACTGGAGGAATCACATGAGTTCAGAGATGCCAGAAATTTTAATGACAAAGAATCTTGGGAAACATCCGAGTGGTCTTACGATGCAGGAATGGCTATGGCCTTTCAAGACTGCGGAACAGAGAAAACTAATAGCAAAGTATCACAAGAAGATGGAGCGAAAGCGGACGGAGAAGCAGCAGCGCAAGAAGCAGTTAGACGATATTGAACTTGCACCCTTTTAACTTAATAGGAAAAACTATGACTTACATTAAAGTAGACGATGACATGGCAGATAAAATTATTCGTGATGGATTAATTGAAAGCTACTTCACAACGGAAGAGATGGTTGAAGCTGCCGAAACAAAGGAAGAAGCAGGTGAAGAACTTAAACCGTATCAGAAAGAAGACCTTGAGTACAATAGAAAATACCTTAAGGCACTCAAAAGAGTTATCGAACACTTTAGCATCGCAGGAAACTTTAATGTCGAGGCTGAAAGACTTGACTACTATGAAAGAAGTTTTGACTCACCAGCCTACGTCCATGTCGAAGAAGATGAAGATGAAAGCTGATACACTAGGAGGTCCAGATAGGTTTGACTTAGAGCAATCTATCATGACTGTGTGGGGTTTAGAGGATGATTTAGATGCCCTCTATAAGTATCTCTATGAAACAAATGCAGATGCAGACACGGTAGCTAATGCTTTACTTGGAGCAAAAGTACTTCACACAGCACGATGCACTAAGCTGTGGGGCATCTTTACTAAGCTTGTTGAGACTAAACAGTTTACAATGGATGAACGTGCCGCTGATTTAAAGGCACACATCGAAGAGCTAAGGGAAGACAATGCAAAATTGTTAGCTGCCTTACATGAGAGCTATGAGAATTGTGAAAGCATTGTGAAGTATGAAGGTCTAGGGCCAGGACAATCACAGCAAGGTATGAGTCTTCGTGAGCAACTTGCAAGTGCTATAAGACTAAAGGCTAAGGAAGTAAGTGAGGAGTACTTAAAGTAATTGACATAGACAATTAGCTACATATAACTTTACTTCCCACCTGGGCACTTTCATAGTGCCCTTTATTTTCCCCTTTAACTTTGGAGTATTCATGTCTGCGCCTAAAACAAGAAAAGAAGCTTTGCAATTGGGAGAAAAAATATACGATACAGGTGTTGTATGCAAAAACAACCACGGATCAATAAGATATAGTAGCAACGGATATTGTTGTGTATGCAGTAATATTAAGCTTGCTGAATGGAGAGCTGTAAACAAAGAAAAAGAATTACTGTATAAAAAACAATACAGAAATACTTGCAGAGGAAAAGCACTAAGAACTAAGAATCAACAAGATAGGGAATCCCGAAAAATAAATGCAAGTATTTATGAGGGAGAAGAATTTAATGATTTTTGTCTAGAAGAAGCTTATGCACTATCAGAATTACGCACCCAGATGACGGGCATAAGATATCATGTGGATCATGTAATTCCATTAAGGGGTAAATTTGTGTGTGGGTTTCATAGTTGGAACAACGTACAGGTGATACCTGCTGTAGAAAATATTAAAAAATCAAATAGTATGAAAGGCCTATAATGAGTTTAACAACATGTAGTACTAGTTACAAACCTTTTCTGTACCCATGGGCTGTTGAGTATTCTGTTGAATCTGAGAAGGTTCATTGGATTGAGGCAGAGGCTAAGTTACAGGATGATGTAGCACAATGGCAAAACGGCAAGCTATCCGTACAAGAAAAAAACCATATTACTCAGATTCTTAGATTGTTTACACAGAGCGATGTGGCAGTTGGGTCTAATTACCTAGATCACTATGTACATAAATTTAAAAACAATGAAATTAGAGCAATGTTAACAAGTTTTGCTGCAAGAGAGTTTATCCACCAACGTGCATATGCCCTACTAAACGATACACTTGGACTGCCAGAGGAAGAGTACTCAGCCTTCCTAGAATACAAGCAGATGCGTGATAAGATCGATTTTATGTCACAGATAGATACCCATAGCCATGAAGGATTAGCGAAGGCTGTAGCCCGTTCTGTGATGAATGAGGGCATGTCTTTGTTCAGTGCCTTTGCCATGCTCTTAAACTATCAGAGATATGGAAAGATGAAAGGTATGTGTGAGATTGTTGAGTGGTCTATCCGGGATGAATCTATGCATTGTGAAGGCATGGTTAAACTGTTCAGGGAGTTCTGTAAAGAGCATCCTAGGATTGTCACAGATGACTTTAAGAAAGATATCTACCAGATGTTTAGGGATGGTGTAGCACTTGAGGATGCAGTCATTGATGGTGCATTTGAAATGGGACACATACAGGGCTTGACAGCAGATGATGTAAAGAGTTATATTCGCTATATAGCAGATAGACGTTTAATTCAACTAGGACTTAAGGGTAACTGGGGAGTTAAAAAGAATCCGCTAGAGTGGCTTGATTGGATTGTTGCAGGTGATACACTGAAGAACTTCTTTGAGGGTGTGGTTACCGACTACAATGCAGCAGGTATGGTAGGCGATTGGGGATGGAACTATAATGAATCAGAGCAACACAAACTTGCAGCGTAATAGCAGCACTGAACATCTTAAGAAAGATCGTGTACCTCCTTTGTCAATTCAATTTGATAAAGGCAGGTATGCTTTTGTCAGAGGATGGATTGCTAATCCCTACTCTGAAGATGACCCGAAAGGGAAAGAGTGGCAGCGAGGATTTAATGCTGCCTATTTTGATAACTTAAGTAGATTAAAGGCAAAGCATGGAACAGCAGCAAATATTCACAATTAATTTCACATTGTCTGGCCTACAGGCAATTGTTGATGTATTGCGTAAGTTGCCAAATGAATCCAATCTATACCCGTTACTCAAGGATATTGAGCAACAGGCTATAGATCAGGTGAAGGATAAAGAGGAAGCAGTTAACACGTGAAAAGTCCCCGGTTATTTCTGGGGATTTTTCGTTATACTGTCTCTCAATAAAAGCATTAAGACCTGCCCTATCCAGCTTGGACAAATTCTCATATTGCATCTTACTGTATTTATTAAAATCAGCAGATGCGACTGATCCTTTTAACTCTTCTCTGGCTGCATTGATAGCAGTTGACATGTAATTTTTAAATGCTTTACGTCTTTCAAGGTCAGTCTTCTGCTGGTATTCAGGGGCACTTAACCTGGGGATTACAATGTCTCGGATATATGATCTAGATTTAATGATCAATGCCCTGTCCATTTTTCTATCGCCACTTGGCTTAAAGAATTCCCAAGGTTCCATACCAATGCGTAACACTTCTTTCTCTAACGCATTTGCTTGTGGGGTAAAGCGAGTACCTGCTAGTGTGTCAAAGAATTGAGTTGGTCTTACAATCTGTTCAGCTTCTGGTGATACATAGTCAGGTCGAAGATATGGTATAGCTTCTGGTAAAGATTGCTTCCACTCCGGTATCTTATTCTGAATGCGCTTTATCATTGCATCTAATACTAAATCACCACCTTCACCCTCTACAACATTAGGATCTCTCGCTACCTGTTCTCCACGGTCAAACGAAGATATAGCTGCAATTAGAGGGGATGCAGGTTGCAGTAGCATATTAAAGTAATCACCAAAAGATTGACCTGCTGCCTTTAGGAACTTACGCACCTCCTTTGTATTTGCAGCACCTTCTTCTTGTATATCTTTAGCTGCTTGAATCATGTCAGGTAAGTTATCAAATAATGTATTTCTGATACCTGCAGATTCAAGACCTGTCAAAGTCTTTGTCAGTTCTTTCCAATTTACCTTCCAGACTTCATCATTATTAAATTTATAAACTACATCTGACACAGCCAAGAATGCTGCAGGTACTGGTGCTAGGCTAGTCAAATCAACGGTGTCGCCTTCAGGTGTTTTGATTTCAGTTGGCTTCGTATCTTGGCTATTAGATCTAGTATTGTATGCCCAAGCAAGTACACCACCACCTATGACACCTTTAGAGATACGATCTAACCCATCTTGAGCAAGTGCCTCAGCCTTAGCCATGTCTTTATTTTTAAATGCAGCGTTAGCCGCACGAGCCAGTTGTGCAGTCCCTGCAATAGGCTGAGAGATGACATTGTTTCTGTATTGCCAAGCAATGGCATTGGTTACAAATCTAGGGAAAGGTATGGGACCAGTAAGCAAAACAGGTGCACTCTCAACTGTTTTAACAAACAAAGATCCTAAGTTTTCAGCAAATTGTTCAGCTCCTGTAACTGTCTTAAGCTTTGGAGTATAAGAGAAAGTCATCTTTAATGCATCATCTGCAGCACGTTGTAGTATCTCTTTTGGTATTGTTCTGTCTGTTGCAAGTACGTCAAGCATGTCAATGCCAACATCTCGTAATTGTTTAGACACGCTAGCATTAAAAACTGCCTTTCTGAATACAGCATCTTGTGCTACGTTCAGCGTATTAACAAATCTTGCAACACGAGTTAGCTCTTCGTTACCGGATTCTTGAAGCGCACCCAAAAACGATTCTTTGAAGTTAGGGTTATATTTAAGTATGTCATCTGTAACACGAGAAGATAAACCGACATTAGTCAAATAATGAAATGTTCCAAACGTGTCCTTGACAATATTATTAAGACCTTTAGCTACGTCACCTTTCTCATATTTACCTGTTACAGCAGCACCAACAACTCGGCCTGTGTTATAAAGAGTACTTTCCAGTAAGTTAGATGCAGCATCAAGTGTTAAAGCACCGGAAGTACCCATAACATTCCGTACAGTTGTACCTATTCCAGAAACTACAATAGCTCTTACATTTTTATCTACAGCTTTAACGGCATTATATAGTGATGCAAATGGACCTACACTCCTATCATCCTGTAATTTAGCATCAAATAGTTTCTTTGCATCTTCATCTAATGCGCCAGCCCTCTTAAACATTTTTCCTAGTACAGATGCCTGTTGCATGATGATAGCTGCATCCTGAATAGTAGTTCTAGAAGCTTGTGCAAATTCACGAACAGTTAAATTAGCACGATTGAGTGCAGCTTCTAGCGTTATGTCATCGATCTTGTCGGATGTCATAAACAAGTCTCTAACAAAATCAGAAATCTTTTGATTGGGTGCAGGTCTAAGTGTTGGATCAGACAACATTAAGTACTTAGCTGCATCCAATGCCCTTTGATTTATGTCTTTACGTATCTGTGATTCTGTAAGTTCAGTAGGTTCACTCAATCTATCCAGCGTCTTCCTACCTTCAAATACGTCAAACTTAGTGAGATCATCATTAGTAAACAAGTCTTCTATTGTTTTTAATTCTTGATCTTGTTTAGCTTTTTCTTTTTGAGACAGTAAGACTTTTCTATCGGAAAGTCTGCTTTCATATTCTTTAAGCATTTTATCTGGGGCCACACGAGCACCCTGCCTAATTTCTGGTAAGTTCAGAACAGCCCCAAAGACACCCATGATAGCAGCACTTTTTTTATCTATTTTTGGTATATTTAAAACGTCATCTTTATTTATTTCCTGCCCTTCTTTAACTACAAGTTCATCACTAGCTGGAACATACCGAGGATACACACCACCATCATTTCCAGTAATGTACACAACATTGCCATTGGGCGTTGATTTAATCTTTGTAACTTTACCAGACTCCTCTGCCTTAATGTCCAGTAAGCCTGCTTCTATTTCTATTTGCTGTCTTCCAGCGTCTTGCAATGCACTAGACGTAAATTCCGTAGCAGTGCCAGCAACAGCAGCAGGTGCATATACGGGTGCTTTGGCGGCAGTGGCAGCGACAGATGCTTTGGGCGCAGCAGCAGCGGCGGCTTGTTGCTTTACTCTATTTGCAACTGCTTCTTGCATGACTTTTCTGCCCATTGCAATTCTACCAAGTACAACACCTTTAGATATACCATACCCAAGGTACGTAAGTGGATCACTTGCTTGTGCAAATACAGTTTCAACTAAGGGTCTAATACCTTCCTGACCACTTTTCATAAAAAAACTTGGAACCCTGTCCCAGATCTTATAAGCTTCACCTGCTTTAAGGGCATTCTCTACAGAAGTATTTGTTAGGTAGTTTAGCTCCGGTCTTGCATCCAGCATATAATTATTTTCTACCTTACGCATGTGGGTAAAGAAACGATTGATATAGTCTTTGTCTGACTCATCTTTACCCTGCTTACCTGACTCTCCTCCACGAGATTCCATATAGTCTTTA